GACGTAGGCGGCCCGGGTGAAGTTGTCGTTCGGGCGCAGCTCGCCCCTGGTAATCTTGACCCCGAGGACGAAGGCGCGGACGACCTTGATGAGGCGGATGAGGACCTGTTGGCGGGCGGAGGCGGAGCGGTCCACCTTGCCGAGGGTCACGCGCATCCCGGCCCCGGTGGCCTTGGTGAGGTCGATGAACTCCCAAGGCAGGAAGCCCTGCGTCGAGTCGCGGTTGTTGTGTTCGATGAACGAAACCACATTCGGCGAGGGGCGGCCCGATTCGACCATCTTGAGCTCCTCGCCAGGGGCCAGCGACAGGGTCTTGCCGCCGATGAACGTCCCGACCTGTTCGGGGTTGTCGTAGACGCCTTGGGGGTAATCCTGCGGGCGCATCCCGAAGGCTTGGAAGTCCGCGTCGGAGCCGTCGAACTGCGGGTTCTCGCGGGTGACGGTGCGAACCACGTCCGCCCCGACCTTCATGGCGACCTTCTCCAAGGAAAGCACCTCCAGGACGTCGACCAAGTTATTGATGCTATGCTGGATTGGGCTGTAAGCCCGGGCACCGCTCACCTGTTCGGGGATGTGGACGTGGCAGATCGCGTTGGCGGGGATGAGGCGGGTCGTGCCGTCGGAGCGGATGACGTTGTAGCCCACCACGGCGCCGAACTTGTTGAACATGACCCCATCGGTCATGCCCTCGGGCAGCTTGGAGCCGCTCTCGACCGACGTGCCGACCCGGTGGCTCTCGATGAGCTGGATGAGCGGGGAGCCGTCGGAGGCGTAGGTCTTGAGGACGAAGATTTCACCGTCCACGTCGATTTTCTTGCAAATGATCTGGAGGCATTCGGTGAAATTGTAGCGGCCCGTGATTTCGCAGGGGGAGGTCGCCCAATCGTCCCAAGCCCGGTCGGCCTCGGCGTCCCAGACGTGGTCGCCCGAGGTGGACTGCGGACGGATGCCATCGCCGACGGCATACATCACCATGTCGTTGACCATCTGGCGGACCAGACCGCTGTTGACCGCAAGCCAACGCATCTTGCGCGTCAGCTCCTGGCGGTCGAACACCGTCATCGTCCGCTTGAAGTCGGCGGGCCAAGGGGTGTTGATCCATTGGCGCTTGTTGGAGAACTTGGCTCCCTCAAACTGCGAGAAGATGCCGGAGCCACCCCCTGCGGTGGCGTTGGCCTTCAAGCCTTTGCGCTTGGCGTATGCCTTGACGTCCTTGACGGCCTGACGGACCGCCTTCTTGATGGATTTCGCCATAAATCAGAGGCCCCGGAAATTCCAGAGGCCGTTGTAGACGCGGACGCGGTCGATGGCGCCGTATTTGTTCGGGTCCTTGACCTGGAGGGCATAGCGGGCTTCGATGAGCGTCTGCTGGACGTCCATCGGGAACTGCTTGTTCACGGTCGTCCCGCTGTCGGAGTAGGACATCATGGTCTTACCCTCCAGCAGGAGCTCGGCGGCCTTGTCCGCGATCTGCTCGATGCGGTTCTGGGAAAGGATGAGGAAGCAGCCTGTAGCTCGCGCCATGAAGTGACGCGGCAGTCAAAAAAAAGGAGGCCCCGCATACGCAGGAACCTCCGACGGACTCGCCCCATGCCTGAAACGGCCCGCTGATGTGGAAATTGACCGACGGCGCCGGGATGTCAACCATCAGCCGGCGGATTCGGTGGATTCCTGCTCCTCGCCCGGCTCCTGCCCCTTGGCCTCTTGGTTGGCGATCATCTGCTCGGCCTTCCCGATGAGCCGCCACGCCATCGCCGGGAGCATCAGGATGACCTCGCAGTCCCAAAGGTGGTTCGGGCGGGAATCAATCTGCTCCCAGATGGGCCGACCGCCCTCGCGGATGGTCCGACGCTCCGATTGCATCTGCTTGAGGTATTCCTCCAGCACGTCGTCGGGGCGTGTATGCTTCCCACGCCTGATGAGCAGGGCTAGGGTGTCCTTGAGGCGGAGGTTGGAGAAATAGAAGCGCTTGCATCGACGCTGGCCCACCAATTCGACCACCGGCGTCGAGTAGGGTCGGATTTCGACCTTGTTGCCCTGCGGGGTGCGGACCTTCCATGGGAACTCGTTGCGCTGATCGCCTCGCGTCGCCACCCAGCCATTGGCGGCACAGGCCGCCAGCACCTCGTCCTGGTTGTCCCCCGAGTCCACGAACACGTTGGCGGGGTGGACCCCGGCCTTCTTGTGGGCGTCGAGGACCTCGCTCCACGCGAAGCAATAGCCGAAGGAATGGAGCCGCGAGCGACCGTCCCCGCTGAAGGAGCGGATGGCCCACCAGAAGCCTCGCCTCTGGACGTCGACCGCCATGAACCGAAGGGGCACGAATTCGGGGTGCGCCCTGTCGTCGGCGGTCAGGTCCTTGCCGGCCTTGGGCTTCCCATTGACGAAGCCGCCCTCCTCGGCCCAAGGCTCGCCCATCTTGTAGCCCCCGACCGACGCCTCAATCTGCACCTCGTCCGCCTCCTCCTGATAGGTCTGGGCAAGCCGCTGCATGATGAAGTCCCGCCGCTTGGAATTGTCCCCGGTGTCGTCGTAGAAGAGTTTCGCGTCCACGCATTCCAACGCAAGCTCCCCCCATGTCAGGCCGCGCTCCTGGGCCAGCATCGAGTCCCAGATGTAGCCACGCCGGGCGGATTCGTCCTGTTGGACGTAAATCCCGTTCTTGTTCATCTCGACGCGGGCCTCCACCTCGTCGGGGAGGTGAATCTTGCACCCGGCGCATTGGTAGGTCGTCCCGAACCGCAGGGCCTTCTTGTTCCAGCCGTTGGGCGTGCGGGCCTCCTTGGGAAAAATCACCTGATTCCAATTGTAGGGCTGGATTTTCCCGCACGCAGGGCAGCGGAAATTGAACAGGTGGTTCGTGGACTCCCCCATCCACGCGGCCCACTCCGACCCCGCCAAGCCGCCTTGCGAGACGAACAGGATCTTCGACCGCCACTTGTTTGCCGTGACGCGACGCTCCGCCCGACCGATGCTTCCCGACTTCCAGCGCCATACCTCGTCCCCCATGACGTAGCGGATGGTCCGTCCGTGGAGGTTGTTGTCGTTGTCCCCGCCAAGCACCCAACAGGTGTTCGCCCGGAAGGAGATGGGGCCTTTTTTTGGGATGCCCTCGGAGGTCAATTCGGCCCGCGTAGGCTCCACCGCATTCCAGAGCTTGCGGAGGCGGCTTTCCTTGTAGTCGTCGGCGTTCTTGTCCGTGTCCTGGAGGATAAGGGTCGGGCCGGGGTCCACGACGGGGATGATGCAGGACGCGGCCTCGATGAGCAAAGACTTCCCCAGCTGGACGGCGGCCTGAACCCCGACCTCCCGAACCTCGGGGTCGAAGATGGCCTCAAGGGGTTCCCGCAGCCAAGGCGCCGAGGCGATGGTGAAGGCGGGCGTCCCGACCGCGTAGGGGATGCGCTTGATGTAATGCTCGGCGAAGGAGACCGGGTCTCGGTGAGGGTTCGGCGCCAACCCCGACCGCATCGACGCCTCGAAATCCTCAAGCATCGTCCTCGTCCTCCCCCATCGCGTCAATCGAAGGCCGCGAGGTCTTGACCGGCTGGGCCGTCGCCGTGGTCGTCTGGGCCTCCGTCCTAGCCCATTTGGCGAGGAAGGTCGTCAGGTGCTTGTCGAGGACCTTGAGGGCCAGCCCGGGGTTGTTCGGGTTCAGCTGCGAGGCGATCTGCAATGGAAGCCCGATGAGGTCGGCCTTAATCTCCCCCAGCACCTTGCCGAACTTGTCCAGGGCGATTGCCGTCGGGATGACCTCCCTCGATTCGATGCGGCGGGCCAGCGCCTCGCGTTCGATGACCACGAGGGTCTTGAGGATGTTCTGATAGGTGATGTAATCCTTCGGGGCCGATGCCGCCCCGGACTCGCGGGCCGCGATGTAGGTGAGCCGGGCCGCCTCCTTCAATTCGCGGTGCCGCACCACCGTCTGCTCGAAATCGTCGTCGGGGTTGATGGGCTTGTCGTCAACCTTGCCGCGACTCCGCGCTCCCTGCCCGCCTTGCTTCCCGCGAAGGAGTTTCTGCCGGCGCCAGGACTCCGCGCTCTCGATGGAATCCGTCGGCATTCCCTCGTTGATCATGTCGTTCACGCGGGCGGCGGTTAGCCCGAAATGTTTGCTCAGTTGCTTGTTCGTGACGGGCATTTTCAGGACGGTTGACCCGACGACGCCCGGGGCTTGGCGATTTTGGGCTTATTTGTCGAAATTTCACGGGCCCTTTTT